CGTCTGCACCATTGGCCCCATTAGTTCAGGCCTGAATTGAGCTACGTTTTGAATACTTCCCATTAGAGTTGTTATGGATTGAACATACTGCATCCACATTGCACTAACTTCTTCCTCATTTGAGGCAATAGTAGAATCGGTTTCAATAGAAACTCTGAATGTTCTTAGCTTATCATCTCTTAGTAACTGCAAGGCTGGCATGTACAATTCTTGTTCTTCAGGAGGCATTTGATTAAGCCCAATCATTAAAGAGATTGTTTCATCTGAGAATAGTCCAGGCTCAAAGATAATCTCTGCCATTTTAGAAATTACTTCTTTACAAAATCTTTGAACATCAGATTGTTTTTCCTGAGCTTTAAGCTGCACCCATTGTGATTTTCTTTGTTGAGCTTCAGCCGTATCTCTGGAATCTGTCATTCCTCTAGCGAAGTCAGGAATACCAGTTATTAAATCAATCTTATCGAGTAAGCTCTCAAGGTAAGAACTAAGAGGCTGCAATGCAGCTACGCAAGAATCGAACGGCATCCAATCAATAACACCTTTAAAGCCACCTCGTTCTGTGAATGTAGCCCAGGCATCAATCGGCCAGAGTTGTCCATCTTGTAGCTCAAGCATATTCTTAACATCACTAGAATACTGAGCAGCAGTAGCTCCGACTAAACGAATACATTCTGAAATACTAGATATTCTTTTAGTAACGTAATCAGCCTCAGTAGCTAGTCTTTCATAAATCTTATAATCAGGAGTAGGGTAGCTAGAATCGGTTGTAGTGGTAGCCAATAAAGGACAAGGAGATGAAAAGAAATCATTTAGTTTTAATGAATCTTCTTGGACATCAAGAGCGGAATCTTTATACCCTTCAGAGATCCAAATACGAAGTTTTGCTTTTTTATCTTCAATTTCCCAGACTTCAGCTTGGGAGAGCATTTCTTGTTCTTGGTCATTTAATTTATTCCTCTTATCCGCTTTTAAGCTCACCTGTTTTCCAATAGCCCCGAATCTTTCTATTAATTCAGACCTTGTCATGTAAGTTCTTTTAGCTCTCCACCGATCATCGTATGGGTTTCTGCTTTGAGAGTGAAAATAATCCTGCCAGAAAATATAATCTACATAAACCATTTCTGAGTTAGGCTTTATCATCTTTTGTGGTTCGTCATTCTCATCAATAATAACTTCCCCATTCTCATCTTTCATATTCTCAAAAACAGGCTCATACCTTACCCAGACTTGTCCTCTACCTGGAAGCAATCTATCTTCCACAGCAGATTTCATAGTATAATCGAATCTTTCTTCTTGAACTGAGATTACAAACTGGGTTGCTCTTTCTACGCAGATAGAAGCGAGCCTTCCTATAGGATCATTATCTTTGAATCTTCTTTCTGCTACGACTTTAGGAGTTCTAGCGTAAAGCAATGGCTTTTGAATCTGAACATTACTCCACAGCACGTTGTGCATGACTTTAGAAACATTCTCGCTCTTTCCACCTTCTAAGGTTTCAGCGTTTCTATAACTCTTAACAATCTTCTCTCCATTTTTCTCAAATGCCTTCTGAGCTTTCCCTTCTTTAACCAAGCTAATTTCTCTCCACCACCTAAGAAAGAATTTCTCGCTAGTTCTGTATTTTTCTAGTGTTTCTTCTTGTCCGCCACTAGTGCCGATAGTTTCTTCTGCCATATTAATGATTCCTTAACTTTATACTTTGATCTCTTATTGCCCAAAGTTTATTAATACTCGGTGCTTGGAATTTCTGTTCCATAGTAAGCCTTTCTTTAGGAAGCTCATGTATCCAAGGTCGTGCCATACAGAAGTACCTAGTCATATCCGCTAGATGATCCTCTCCTGGAGCACAATCATTCGGATCGTTTAAATCATGTTGTAAAGTACAGATAGTTTCTACCTCAGAAGCATACATATCAAACCAGTACAATCTTGGAAGACCATCTTTTCCAACAATACGCTCTCTCATTTGTTGCCAACCGCTAACCCTTCTCATATCAGCTCTTGAGAAGTGTATTCCATGACTATTAAAAATCTCAAAGATGCTAGGCCCGCTACCTCTTTGCTCTAAAATATCACCACCAGCAACTCTTAATAAGACAGGAGGATCTCCTCTCTCTCTTTCCCTAATTCCAGCACAAACATTATCCACAGTAGTTTTCGGTAATCCCTTTCCGTACCAAACTCTGTAACAAATCGCAGTTCCTCTAGGATAAAGAGGAATACAGCCATCAGAAATAGCAAACCACCCTAGAGCAAATGGATCTCCCTCTCCGCACGCCCCCCAGTCCAGAGCCATAATCCGAGTCCAATGCTGAGGAATAGGAAAAGGCTTTAAAAGATGAGTTCCCATGTCCACTTCTGGAAAATAAGCCCCAATTACGGCGTTCCAATTACCGTTTAATAAAGCATCAACAAGATTAGGAGGTAAGCCAGCCAAGTTAGCTTTTACTTCTTCTCTGTTCACGCTCGGATTATGGTCTACCCTAGCAGGAATATACTGCCTGGTATGACCACCATCGCCTTGTGGAGCTTTATGATACTCATACGGCTTAACATCATTTAAAAAGCCCTTCTTAATATAGCTATGACCAATACCACCAGGATTACTCGTGTAAACTATTCTAGGAAAGTAATAATCAGGCTCAGTAGGATCGTGCCACTCCTCTATAGGCTTTCTAAACTTATCAGGAATCTTTAACGCTTTAGGTATTCTTAATCGAGACCTTAAAAACCTAATCATAAACTCACTAAACTGAGTAGCTTCTTCTATAAATGCAGCATGAATCTCAACACCATAATACTTAGTAATGTCTTTCTGATGCTGTAAATGACATAAGAAAATCTTACTCCCATTCCAAAACCGAATCTCTCCCTCTACCATTTCCGCTAGTCTGTGAGCCAATAAAGGACTATCAGGGTGCTTTCCATTTAACCAAGGAGACAACATAGCCCTAAACCCAGTCGGCCCTTCCACATGATTCTTAATCAAATCATCATACAATCGTCTAAAGAAATAAATCTGTAGTCCAGGGACTTCTAACGCCCACAAAATAGCCAACACCCTAGCTAAATGACTTTTCCCCCCAGAAGCAGCTCCACCAAATAAGATTTCGGTAGCCTTACTATTAAGCACCTTGCCCTGCTGCTCATGTAACTCAAAAGTCACATCAGCATACTTGACCTTCTTCTTTCTATTCCTCTCCCCCCAAACTCTAGCCACGCTTCACCCCTACTAATTTCGGAGTACTCTCACTCCCAATAGTAGCCACCTGAACAGTAATACTCGGTATCAACTTACTACCCTCACTTACTACCTCAGCCTTCTCAACCCAATTCATCTTGGCCTTACACCAAAATATCTGGGCTGTCACATTCCCCTTCATGACATTCTGATACAACGCTTGGACTACATCAGCATTTAACTTCATCCCAGCATCCATCAACTCAACCTTAAACTCCCTCTGCAAATCCTTCTTACTTATCCTCAACACCCTGGCTATCTCTATATCCTTAGCCCCACTCATCTTCATATACAAAACCATATTACGCTCAACAGGACTCCAATCATCCTCCTCAACCTCCACAGCCTTCACCCTCCCAGGCTCAGGTAGACTTCCAGACTCAGGTATCATCTTATTCATTAAGTCAAAAGAATTGTTCATAGAAAATACTAGTAATTACAACATGATAGAGAAAAGGACTAACACCATCATACTCATCTCTCATATAACTGTCTATGTGTATATGTGTGTATGTATGTGTGTGTATGTTGGAAGGAGTAAGAAAAAAAGGAAAGTAGTTTTTGGTTTTATTCTAATAGTCTAAAGACTGAGTACACTACCCATAGGAATGGCTAGGAGGGGGACAGAATGGACTAAAGGCAGAAGCCCTCTATAGGGGGATAGGCTATTTTTATTGACGATTTATTGACGATTTATTGACCGATAAGAACGGATTACTACTGTACCACCGTGGTACACTTCGATGATAACTCCTTAATTATATTGATGATATCCCCTTAATAGGTAGGGACATTAATGCAGATTGAGACATGACACTAGCAGAATTGACACAATGCGAGCTATTGAGAGTAAACATGTCTAACTACTTGTCATGCCTAAGGATTATTAGATAGGAATATAAGAGGCTTGAAAAGGTAAGAGGGTTCATGGCTACCTAAGCTCCTGCTCAGTCCCAAGCCTAACCCCATTTATTAGTACTCTCACCTTACGGCATTCCGTCACTTTAGGGGCTTATCGAATTATCACATTAAAACAGTATGCTATCTAATAGAACAATAGAGAGAGATGGAATAGGCGAATCTTTATTAAAAATCTTTGCATCTATTAAGAATAATAGTTGACATAGCTAAATAGCTATGCTAATAATAGTGAGTAACGAATAAGATAACTTAACTAAAGAAAAGGTAACAAAATGAAAGAGAATTTAAGTGACGATAGACTAAAGCTCTTAGTGAGTTTTTTTGAGAATCTCAATAATCTATATTATGAAACTCAAGCGAGGGATATTGACGAGTCCCGACGCATGAGACAGCTATTAGATGACATCTATGACTCTGCTACAAATTTGATAAGTGATTCCGATCATTACAAACTAGATCAGCAT